CATTGACCTGTGTATTTGAGTATTCAGTTCGGTGCAGGGGTCAGTCCGTGCTGAAATGGCTTACTTTTGAGCCGAAGTGGCCTACTTTTAAGCGCTTTAATGGCCTACTAAAACTTGACGAAACACATGCAGGACTTGGCGCCAGCGTATCCGCGATAGACCGCCATGGTTATTTTGCTCCTAGCGGCTTGATGCCCTTGGCCGGGGCCACGTAGTCCGGATGGCCCGGGTCGGTGACTTCCTCGGGGTTCGGATCTTCGTAGTTTTCTTGGTCGATGGCTTCCATCGGGTTCAGGTCTTTCGGCATGGCCGGGTCTCCTTTGGGTATGAGAAAGCCCAGGCACGGTTTGTGCCTGGGCATAAGAAAAGCCACCGCGCAGGGTGGCTTAGGTTTCTGGTGCGTACTTCGATTTCAACCTGCCGACATCGCCTGCAATTTGAGCAATGTTCTCGTCCTGCTTGGCGACTGACCTGTCAGCCTCTTCGATGTGCCGATCAAGCTTCGCAGCAAGATGGATGACGGCTGTGACGTTCTGCTCTGCTGTGGCTATGACTTTGTCCATGTCGTCGCGCAGGTTCGTATTGTGCGAGTTCTGCACCTGCGAACGAACGGTCTCCAGGAGGGCAGGCACGCCGGGGCGGCCCTTCTCGATGATCGCCCCCGACTTATCCAGCCTGTCTTCCGTTCCGTTCCAGTCTTCCGAGAATGCCAGCAGAGTCTTGACGATCTTCAGGACCCCTTTGGCAGGCTTCCACAGCAGGCCTCCCAGCAGGATCAGCGCGCAGATCCAGAACATCCAACCGTTCTGCCCACCAAGAAAATCAGGGATTGGCGGCATCGTGCCTCCTCCTAGATGCTCGTGTGGTGGGCATACTTACCTCGCTTTATAACTTTTGTGCAACGTTTGACTATTGGCACCCAAATAATCCAAACCTTGTGATTAGCTGGGAATCTACGAAAATACTCATTGGGGGAAAATTGGACGCTCGCGCAGCACTCGATGCAATCTACGAATATGTCAAAGCCAAAGACGACGCCGAACAAATGGCCGATTTCGACGGTGGCTTCAACGATCATCCCAAGCTTGAATCCATCGCATCCCGCTTTGAGACCATCCTGAAGAGCTAGGCATAATCTAGGCGGCCATCAAAAGATGGCCGCCATTCTTATGCCGTGAAGATGCTCAGATCATCAAATGAAGTCACGGTGTCCGTGCCAAACATTCGCCACCCGAGCAGTGGTTTATCAAGCCATCCGTCGATCAGCGAACTGCCCAGCAGAACTCCATTGACGTAGAGGCTAATCGTCTCGGTAAGCGCGACAATGGTTACCCTGTCTCCGCTTTTAGGAACAACGCCTGTCTCAAGCACGTTGTAATTGACTCCTGCGCGGCGCCGCAACAACGTGTACTGCGGCGTAACGGTGTTGGACCGTAGCGCTACAGCGATGTGGTCGGCCTCGTCAGTGGCGCGGAAGACGAACGAAGGGATGCCGCTGTTGGTTCGGATGGCGCTAACGGTGAAGCTGACCTTGTAGAGGGCAGATCCCGCATTGATCAAATACATGTCCGAGGCGGCCCCGGAAGCTGCAACAATGGCACCTGCAGCTGTCTTGACCACAACATCACCAGTCGACTGCTTGATCCATGTTTTCGAGCCCACCGGAGTAACTGATCCTTGAATCGGATCGCTGTTCCTCGTGAAGTTGTCATAGACGTTGCCTAACACTCCACGGACTTTCATGCGTACACCAGGCATGGTGCCTCCCTAGATGTTGTAGTGCGCGTCCTGGATGACGCTGATAATTGACTGAGCCAAGAGCTTTTGACCGTGGCCCGTGAAGTGGGTATTGTCCGGGAGCATATAGCCCTGACCCGGCGCGGGAGCGAATGCTGTTCCAAGAACCTGCGCCGGTATCGCCTGATGCGCAGCGTCAATCTGTGCCCATGTTCCAGGCTGGCGGACGTTGCGGAACTCCCAACCCAGTTGCCCAATAATGAACGGTGCCGATGCACCGCCGGAAATGTTGGTGCGTAGCCCATCGATCAGCAGCTTCAGTTCAGCCTCATATTGCGATTGAGTGGTGTTTCCCACCGCGTCCGCTTCGCCCTGATGCCACAGGAACATGGCGACACGTTTAGGAGCGGCATACATGGCAATCGCGGCGTTGCAACGACTGATTGCTTCCGTGTACAGGTTCGTCATCCCTGCTTCACCAACACGGGACGGAGCCCAAGTGTAGTTGGCTTGCGACGAGTAGAAGAATCCACTGCCGGCCATAGCCATTGGCAGGATAACAACGCGGATACCGGGGTTAGCCAGTGCGTAGTCCCTGGCTACTTCCCACCCATGGCCGGCTGTTCCCGCCGACGGATCGGCATAAGGGTGCGTCAGCGGGTCTGTGGCCACCTGCTGGGATCCAATGTTGGTTCCTCGCTGCGGGATAGTGAACAGATTGGGCAGAGGGTTGTTTGTTCCTTGTGGTATCGGCGGACCAAAACCAACCGAGTTGGACTGCCCGACGAGAACCACGAAATGAGTTTCGGTAAAACTGCTGCCTCCGCCACCACTTCCACCCCGCAAATGAGGACCGTTCGACAGACTGTCGATGGCGAAAACGATGTTCCCAAGTTCATCAACCATCTCAAACGAGTCGCTTGAAGCCGGCTCCAAAATCGGTGTGGGGCTGCCCTTCAAATACGGATTGTTTGAAAGTGATTCGACGGCTAGAAATGGTTGGCCTAGTTCGTCTGCGAACTCCACTCGGTCGCCTGGAATGTTGGTGGAGGTAACACCAGTCGCCTCGATGACATCCACACGCCCATCGAGCACATCCGAACGCACGTTGAGGGCGGCTAAGGCATCATCGATATCTTCAAATCGGCCGAGTGCTGCCGCATCACCCGGGGCACCTTTGAGGTTTGCTATGACTACCCACGCCATTTACGGCCTCCATTCGTACAGGTCTGAGGTGTTGCGGGAATCAAAGGGGTCAGGATTTGGGCCTGGCTCTTGCTTTAGCCAGAGCATCCATGGCCTCGGATTCGACGGAGCAGTCTGGGACACCCAAACAATGCGGTTGTTCGGGTTTGAGCCGCCGCCCCCACCCGCGTTCGGGTCGTACAGTTGACCGATCGAACCGCCTGACGATGGGACTCGGATCTTCAGATTGAGATAGCTGGCCAGCGCCGCGGGTTTCTTGAATCCGGAATCATCCTGTTGCAACCAGAGGACCGAGACGGTGTACCAAGCGTCCAGGGCCATTTGGTCAGTGGGTTCGAGGTTGATGCTGAATGAACCGTCTGCCTCTGGTTTCGTTCCTCGGGTGTTGTCCGGGATGACGTTACCGCTGCTCACTCGGATGTTCCCCTGGTTGAGAGTGAACTGGACGATGCCTTCACGCGAGTCCATCAGCCCGCCTGTAATGTCTTTGAGGTTCCCGGTTACGGTCGCCACTGTGCCCCCTTGGGTAAAGAAAAACCCACCAGCTATGCGGTGGGTCGAGTTGCAAGTTTGATTAGCGCGTTAGCTTTCGCCTGTGCGACTTGCGAAGCGGATAATGCTTGCCTAAGTTCTTCGATGATTGATTCGGCGATGAACACTCGCGTGCTCAGTTCGTCTTTCTCTTCTTGGAGTTCTTCCACCCATGCGAGAGCTTCAGATAGATCGTCGTGTTCCGACATGTGTTTCCTAACGTGCTTATGGGATGACCTTCGTGCTTCGGTAAACTCTTCCGTCGGCTGCAACGTAGAGGTTTGGTGCGTTCGCAGTTGTTGGGAGCGTTGTTGAGAAGTAGAAGAGTGCTGTCTGGAATCTTGCAATACTCGCGACTTCAAGTTGTCCGCTCACCCATGTCTTTGGTGCAGTCAGGTCTATTCGGCCTTCGCTGGCCGTAACTTTAACAATGTTCGTGCCGCCGAAGTTCAGCTCAGCCTTCGAGCTGTTGAGATTTACGGATGACGTCAGTGAACTGGAAAGGCCGATGCTGTCTGGCCCGTTCGCAGTGAGCCAGCCAGCGGGTGATTCAATCATCCTTGGTGAAGACGGATCGATAACCACATCACCAAAGATCGCTTTACCGCTTGGCTCAATCGTGGTTTCGCCGGCTTTGAACAAGCCGCCACCAAGAATCTCGAAATTGCCGTCGACCGTCGTATCACCAGTAATGTCCAACAGCCCGGTGATTGTGGTGTCCCCACCAATATCGGTGATGCCGTCCAATGTTGTTGGGCCGGTAACGTTCAGTTCGCCAGTGATATTGGTGTTGCCGCCAATGGTGGTCGTGCCGGTGACATTCAACGGGCCGGTGATCGCAGAGGAGCCAGACAAATTGATCTGACCGGACGCATTCAGCGTCCCCGTGACCGAGAGCGTACCGCCAACCGTGGCGGTACCGTTCACGTCCAACAGTCCGTCGATACGGACGTAAGACCCGTCCATCCAATGCGTCTCACCACGCTCCACCGCCGTAGACGACAACGGTGTCTGATTACCGTAGGTGTTACGCTGTGCACGCTCCCGAGTGATGTTCTCACCTGTCAGGTCGAACCTTTTAGCCATGCTTAGCCGCCCTTCTCAAAGAACTCCAACTTCACCCAGTCATCGCTAGTGTTTCCGGAGTACTTCAGCACTACCCATTCCCGCCAACCAGTGACAAAGTACGGGTCATCGCGGATATACCAGCGCAGTACCATGCCCGGTTGCAACATGGCAGGGGTCCACGCATCCGAGCGCAGATCAAGTTCGCACCGCAGCTGCCTGATCGTGCCATTACGCGACACCAGTTCAGAGACAGCCGCCTGGTACAAGTCGTCAGTTTCCTTGATGTTCTTGAACTGCTCAACACGTTCCATCTGCGGGTAATCAGCAATGTTCGCCGACTGCGATTCGCGCACTTTCATCTTCAAACCAGAACCTTCACCCACAGCAAAGACCTGTGTGGCCAGCTCACTGGCCGAAGTCTTGATGCCCAGCCCACGTGCGCCTGGATCGTCAGCGGTGAAGTCAACCTCCACTGTTTGTGCGGTCAGGTCACCGCACCGCATGACCCATTCCAAGGACCCATCGGCAGCCCACCGAGGCCGAAAATCGAGATCAGGACCCGTGTCCTGATCCAGAATCTCCCGGATCACGTCCAACGCGATATCCGTGTTGTACCCGTAATAAGTACGCTTCGACGCGCCAGCCACATCATCCGGAAAAACGATCGGCAAATACCTGGCAGAGCCTGTGGTGGCAAGCTGCACCATGCGTTTGATCAGCGTTCGATAGGACATGCCTGTGTAGATTTTCTTCCAACCCACAAGGTTCTGATCTCGAACCTCGCTAATCAGGCGCAGCGGGAGCAGCGACCAGATTACGTCGGAATGGTCGATGGTCAGCTCCTGGGTGTCTCGTTCGTAGTCGGCTTCCCAGATCATCCCTGCATACATCACCACCCCGCTGTACTCTACGACGAGGCACCGCGTGCCAGGGTAAAGATCTTCAAGTCTCGTCACCTCGGCTACGTCGGGATCAGACAGAATGAACTTTGACCGCCCTGAGCTTTCAGCGTTCATGGCCTGCTCCCACGGGAGATCATCCACATCAAGCTCGATCTTGTCAGCCCACGTTTTGGTGGATACCGAATACACTCGATACACCTTGCCTCCTTAGATGTAGGTGTCGTATAAGGTCATCGTCGCCGTAGCCGTACCCGTAGTGTTCGGTGTGACAGAGAACGTGTCCCGCTGGCCCGGCGCCACCCGCGCATAACTAGCGGTAGACAAACCGCCACGCACCGGAGCACCGCCCTTGTACAGGCGACGCTTCCGGTAGTCAACAGTGTGCGGACTGCCGGAGACCAAGGGTTCCGTTACGACCACCGAAGACCCAGCATGAGACAGCGTGTAACCACCCGGCATGGAACCAGACACCACCACGTACGGGATAGCATCAGCGTTGCCGCGGTGGAACACTGCCACATCCGAACCAACAGAAGCAGCGAACTTGCGCCACTCCCCATATTTGAAAGGATCAATCGCTTCCAACGGGATCTGGAACTGGAGGAACTTGTCCGTAACGATGGTCAGTTCTGGGGAGTCCCTTGGGTCCACAGTTGCCCACTGAGTGGGGCCGTGGCCACCGACTAAAAGCTGAGCATCCCCTCGCTGGCCGAGAGAGTTCAAGATGCCCTCGGCCTGGTGAAGGTTTTCGTGGCTCTTGGCGAACAGCCTGCCGTTGATGGTGATCAACCTGTTGTCGTAGTACACAGCTGTTTTGTAGCTGCCGTCTCCCCGAGCACGAGATTGATTGTTTCGTCTCACGCTGGGGCGTTGGTTCCAGCCCGCCAAGCTGTTGATCTTCCAGATCCCGTCACGGGTGTTCCCGGAGAGCGGGAACCCGTCTAGTGCCACTAGCTCACCCAATTCGCATACCTACTCTCGCTAGTTTGCTTGTGATCCGGTCTTCAACAGCTTGGGCTGCACGCATTGCATCGCCGGCGTCGTGGACGATGATGTCGCCGATGCTGATGGTCGTTCCACCGAACTGCCCACTCATTCGCGCAGACCCGCCTGCCTGTCCCCCGCCGGCGAAGCTGGCGAGATGTTGGACTGATGGGTCATCAGCGTTTATTGCGCCAAGTACACGGTTGTACTTGTTCGCCGACGTTGCACGGATAATCCACTCTTCGTCGTCAACGTTCGCGATCGGACGGCCATCAGATGAAACACCCAGGATCATGTCACGGCCTAATCCGGTGCGAGGAAGTTGCCCGCCTTCTTCGTATCCTGGCAGGTTGATTTGCCCGCCACGATATTTACCACCCGCCGCTGCAACCGCAGCTCCGACTGGCCCGCCTAGGATCGTGGATGCGACAATCGTTGCCCGGCGTGTCTTGGCAAGATCGTCGAGTTCCTTCTTGGCTGCACCGGTGATTGCTTGGGCGTTGATCTTGGCGATCCGCTTTTTAGCGGCCGTTCCGTCAATCTTCTTGCCAGTTGCATCAGTGCCAGTTTCCGATACTTTGATCCGACCGTCTGGCAGCTCAGTGACGATGTAGCCAAGGGTTTCCAGCGCGTCCCGCACCTCGGGGCTGTTTTCTGTGATGGTGATGTTGCCGTCTGGTGTCGACTGCACGAGCTCGTGAATCTCAGTGAGTTTTTGAGCCATCGAGTCCGTGTTGGAATTGAACTCGATGTACACAGCGCCGGGTATCAGGTTCAGCTGGTCTGCGTACGCGGATGCTGCGTCCTTGCTGTATCCCATCGCAGTGGCCTGCTTGATGAAGTTCTCGCGGCCTACCGCGATCTGTTCAGCCATCTCAGCGGTGCTCGCACCGGCATCGCGCATCGGATCGATGACTGACAGTGTGCTGGACGCTATGCCGTCAAGCGCTGCAGCGCTCTCCAAATACTTCTTAGAAGATTTATCGAAAGCGTCACCGTTCTTGTCAACGACTTCGCCGTTTTCCTTGATGGTTTCCGTAGCCGAGTTGATTGATTCCTGCAGTCTCCGGATAGCTTCGTTCTCACCAATGATGACCATGCCGGAGTTGACCAGCGAGTCGTACCAGTCATCTACAGCCCTGGCAGCGTCTTCAGCGGCTTTAGCCGCGTTTTCGTACGCAGTCTTGGCTGTGTTTGTTCCCTCGGCAGCGTTCTTCGACTCAGCATCGGCCAACCGTAGAGCCCCAGCATATTGAGGGAAGATCTCTGCAAGCTTCTCCACCGGTATGCCAGCTTCTTCGGCCTTAGCTGCCAGAAGTTCATAGGTTTCTGCAGCTTTATCGCCGTTGCCGGACTTGACCATGTTGGTCAGTGCGCCATCCAGCTGTTCGAAGTTCTTGGTAACGAACTCCATGTTGCTGGATCCGCGAGATCCTAGTGTCAGGATTTTCGAGATCGTCTGATCGACGTTGTCACTGATTGAGGGGTCGCCGATGATGCGGAACGCTTCACCTAAACCGTCAACATCAAGCCCGTTGAAGAAGTTTCCCTTACCGGTAAAGATGCTTTCGAGGTCTTGACCCGCCGAACCAGTTCCAAGCAGTAGGGCGTTGAGGCTGTCAATGTTTGCTAGGTCTCCGGAGGAAACCATAGACCCGACCATCGGCCCAACAGTTGCCAAAGCAAACAGCCCTGTGGCGGCGGTCTTTGCCGCGCCACCGAGTTTGCGTGTTCGGGTTTCGAGTTGAGTCATCGGGCCCTGAGCTCGTTGAGAAGCAGCACGAAGATCTCGAAGACCTGTCACTGTGTCTACAACGTTTGGAACGATCTTCATGAACGCGCCAGCTGCTAAGGTTCCGACACCCGCAACTGTGGCGAGGATCGTCAGTGCGCCTTGGACAGGTTCTGGAAGGTCTGTGAACCATCCAACGAGATCGGCAACACCGTCAGCCATGGATGCGATGACCGGGAGCAAAACGGCGCCCGCGTCGATCCCAGCATCCTTGATATTGTTCCAGGCAACCTTGACCTTGGATTCCGCTGTGGCATAACGCTGGGCGGCTTCATCGGCCAACGCCGAGTTATCGTCCCAGGCCTTCGCACCGAGTTCCAACGAATCGGTGAGCAGGTCGCCAGAGTTGGCGAGGGCTAGCATGACCTGCATTTCCTCGGTGCCCTTGATGCCCATATCCTTCAGCGTGGCTGTAAGGTTTCCACCAGCTTCGTTGGTGCGGGCGATGCCTTCAGCCACGTCCTGCAGGGCTTCCATTGGGGAGCTGCTGAACTTTGCGGAGAATTCATCCGCTGAAGTGCCAGCCACGGCCGCGAATGCTTCAAGCGATTCCCCACCTTCGTCGACTGCTGTGCGCATCTTCAACAGGACGCGGGTTGCGACACCGCCACCCAGTTCAGCCTTCACACCCATGGAGGCCAGGGTGTTAGACAGCGCCAGCACATCGGATTCGGAAGCGCCGAGAGAAGCTGCAGCACCAGCGATGCGCTGAGCCATTGACAGGATCTCGGCCTCAGTGGAGGCGCCATCGTTGCCGAGGGCAACCAGAGTAGAACCGAAGCGTTCGACGCCCTTTGAGCCTTCGCGCTCCATTGTGCCCATCACGTTTGAGATTTGGGCGATGTTCGTGGCAGCGTCTTCTGCGGTCAGGTTGGTGGTCTCGCCCAAGTCAACCATTGTGGCGGTGAATCCGAGAACGTCATCCCGGGCTACGCCCAACTGGCCGGCGGCTTCCGCTACCCCTGCGATTTCGGCGTGGGTGGATGGAAGTTCCTTGGCAAGGTCACGGAGCCCATCAGAGAGTTCTGCGTATCCTTCCTCGGTGTCGTCGATGGTCTTGCGGACGCCAGCGAACTGGGATTCCCAGTCCATGGCTGCTTTCGCAGAAAGTACCAGCCCGCCAGTTACCGCAGCTCCCGCGCCGACCATGGTGTTGGCAACCTGGCCCCAAGCTTTTTCGTGCCTGTTGGCTACATCTGACAGCCTGCCAATGCCGGACTGTGATTGTGTGCCGGCATCTTCGGTTTTCTTGGCTGCTTCTTTGGCCTTGGCGGATACCCGGTCCATGTCCTTGATGAACGAGCCGATTTCCGCGCTTACGAGCACTCGCAGTTTTTTGTCCACCGTTGGGCACCGCCTATTTAGTTATCCGTCCAGATGCGTATCTTTCAGGTGGATTTTTTGCCCTGGGTACGTGCTCTTGTTCTTGTCATCCCGGTAGGATTCCAAGGCTTCGCATCCGTGGCAGATGTTGTCGTCGTGGACTTCGAAGCGTCCGACGTTCTCGTCGCCTCGGGTGATATGCGCGGGCAGTCCGCATCCAGAGCAGATCGTTTTCAGGTATTTTGTGTACGCGATCTGCATGATTTTGTCTTGATCGCAGTACCGCCCGTCGTCTTCTCGCACGCCCATAAGTACGGTGACGGGGATGCGGCAGTCCCGCGCTGTTTCCGCCAAGTCCAAAAGGTGGCGCCAGCGCGGGGTCCCGAGGGCTTCTACGATTTTGGGACGTTCACCACGGGAATGTCCTGGGTGGCCCGTGCCGAGGCATCTGCCAGCAAACGCATTTGCGCTTCGCCAAGCTTCTCGTAAAGAGTCCGCGTCTGCTCCAGAGTGAGCTGAACCAGCTGCCCCTTGTTCATGAGGGTGGTGGACGCTGCGATCATTCGCAGGCGGGTTTCACCTTCGATGAATTTGCGAGTGAACTCATTGACGTTCAGTCGGACCAGTGCGTTCACGTCTGCAGGTGTCTTGACTTCCATGCGTGCCGCGGTCTTGCGTGCTTCTTTCTTACCGAGTTCTGCTTGTTTGTCGATGTCTTCCGAGCAGTCAGTGAGGACAGTTTCACGGATGCCAGCGATTTCAGCATCGGTAAGGGAAGTGACGCGGAAGACCTTCTTCGACGCGTGGATCCGCATCTTGATCTCGTCAATCTCAGCTTCAATGCCAGCGTTCGGGTTGCTGCTACCACCAAGGGCTTCATCGCCCTCTGGAACTTCCTCTGCCGGTACTTTCTGCGCTTCGAGAGCGTCGATTTCAGCGATCAGGTCGAAACGTGCGTAGAGGTTGACGTTGTGGACGGTGCGTTCGCCCATGGCCAGCCACTCGTCGAGATCGAGCTCGGCGTTCGGGGTGATGTTCTCAGACATGGTTTGACTCCTAATTAGTGGTTACTTGACTTGCAGGTTGTACGAGCGTTTGTCGTAGGTCTGCAATGTGGGGTTGTAGATCCTGTTTCCGTCAGCGTCACGCTGGAATTCGATAACACGGACTCGATCCCCTGTGAAATTCACGGCGAAGACGTTCTCTGGTTTCAGACCAAGTGCTTCGCATGCAGCCATGAGCTGTTCTTGGGATACGGTGCCGGCATAGAGCTTCGCCACGGTTGACTCCTAAAACTGTTAGTGACCCCGGTGGTGTTTAGAGTCCGGGCAAGGGCGGGAGTCAAGCGCCCATACCCGGACTGGTATTTAGAATCTATGGGCCAGCGACGATGGCGCGAGGCTCAAATGCCTGCGGAGCGAAGCTCTGGTTGAACTTCTCGTAACCCGCAGTGGCCGGCGACAACGTCCGTGGCGACAGGGTGAGAACATCCATGATCGCTACCTCATCTGCGGCAGCATAAGGAATATCTGCCGGATCCTCGCCGTCAGCCACCTGGCCGATTCGCTCAACCAAGAACCCCGGGATGTCCTTGCCAGTGAAGGTCGTCCATGGGATATCTTGTGCGGTTGTCTTGAACCGGAACATGTCGAAACCAGCTTCGAGAGTGTCCATGCCTGGTGCGCCGGCTTCGATGCTGTCGCACGGTGACGGATCGGTGATGATGCTGGTTCCGGTGATGCCGAATTGGTAGTTCGCGACAGTGACACGGCAGGTCAGATTCACTCCTGCGTTCAGCTCGGCCGCGGTGGGCGACTTCATGTTCGCTATAGTCGGAACCCAGTCAAGGCGGCGGTTCGCCGTGTTGAGCATCTTTGGGCCGGGATTTGCCATTGCTAGTTACCTGCTTTCGAGGATGGGGCTTCTACAAGGCGGGGGAACCTGCCATCTAGCCATGTTTCGGGGACCGGTCGGTCAACAACTTGCTTGGTTGTCTTGTCATAGACGCGAACGGTTTTGTTCGGATCGTAAGTGCGCGCTGGTTCGGCCACCTTCGCTACCACCGTGGGGGTGGCTGGCTCGGTGACCTGTTTGGGGGTTGCCACGGTGGGCCTCCTTAGTTGGTGGTGAGCCGCCACGAGAGCGGCAGGAAAAACCTGGCTGGTGTTGCCTGGTCGTCTTTGATGGGCACTGCGACCCGGAACGCGTCGGTGTCGACGTGCAACCGATGGTTACCGATTCGTGTGTTGGTCAACGCGGTGGCGACTATTTCGGCGCATTTGCGTGCTTTCGCAGGGTCTGGGCCTACGCAGTTCGTTTGCGGTGCCCAGTCGTGCACGAGGGTGTCCGTCATGCCAGTCAGATCTGGGTCACCTATATCGGCGGGGATGCCGGCAAAGTACAAGACGTACGGAAGGATGTATCCGGCTGGGTCCGTTGGCATCCTGCTGGGGACATACCCGTCGTAAACGCGTCCACCCAGTTCGATGATGGCTTTCAGCTTGGCATCAAGCTCTGCCGTGAATTGTGTTCCGTCCATCAGCTCCCCATTGCTTTGTCGATGATCTGCGCCATCGCCTGTTCGAACGCATCTGCGTGCTTGTCTGCAGCTGGACGCATGAATGGATGTGGGGCCATGCGCGACGTGCCGAATTCGAGGTAGGCGCTGTAGTTTGCCGATGCTACAACTTCAGCCGACGGCGACTCCTGCGACACGTTGCGCAGATCCGAAGTCGTGATGCCGGATCGTAGGAAACCCGTGTCTACGGGGGCAAGCTGTTTTGCTGTCCCCTCAATGTCCTTCGCAGTTTTCTTCACCACGACCTTGGCAAACTGACCAGCCAACTTGGGCACGGTTCCGAGTCCCACACCCCAGTTGCGTAGTTCCGAAGCATCGAAGGACATCGTTTCTCCCTGGTTGGTAGGATTTGGCGAATGAGTGATAAGCCAATCAAGCCTGTGAAATTGAACCGGGCAGCCATGTTCTTCGTAGTGTTAGCCATCCTTGGATTCGTGGCTGGCAGTGCGGCGCCGATCTGGTCTTGGATCGGTGGTGTGTTCGCCGTGATCGCTGTGGTGTTGTTTTTGCTTTGGTGGATCAACTGGCGCAATGGGCGTAGCGTCTAAGGGTTTTGTTGGGTTTGGTTTTCCCATGCGATGAAGTCGTGGGCCCACAGCTCCGATCCGGTCATCCGTTGTTTGAGGATGTATTCGGTGCCGTTGCTGGTTACCAGGTCACCGCGTTCCCCGACCCATAGTTCAGGGAGGGTTTCGTCGTATGGAAGTTGGATCAAGTACTGGCGGGACTCCGTTGGCTGGCCCGCGACGTCGGCGGCTTGTTCACGCTTCAGCTCTTGGATGCGAGCCTTGCCCGACCAGATTCGTTCGCGGCCGGTCCAACCATCAGGTAATGGGAATGGTGCCGGCCCGTCTGCCACACGTTCGATCAGGCACTCCGCAGTCATGCCACCAGCTACTACCGGACGGTGATGCTCAGACCAGCCGTCTGGAATGATTTTGTTTCCAGGGAATGGCATCAGAAGACCCGCCATTCTTCAGCTTCATGCTTGCCGTAACCGGTGTCGATGATTTCAAAGGAACCACCGAATTCCGGATCTTCGTCTTCTGCTTGCTCGCGTAGTCCAGCAGCCAGCTTCCGGAGCGCCTCGGCTACAGCCGGGCCGTCGGTGGATAAGTCTTGGGTGCGGATCTTTTTCGAGATCAGCACCTCGGACACTGCTATCGCTTCGAGTGCATCGGCGGAGGCACGCTTCACAGCCCACCGTGCCCCATCTTCCCAGCCTTGCAGTTCAAGATAGGTTTGCAAGGTCTGGTCGTCGAGCAGCGGCGGGGTGCCCATGTCTGCGATCAGAACCCGAACCTGTTTGATCGGTGTTTCGTAGTTCATTGGCACTCCTCAAAAGACGTTGGTGACATCTGAGGGGCATCACTGAAAGGTGATGCCCCTCAGGTGTTGGGTGGGCTATGCGCCCTTGGAGCCGTATACAGCGACGGTGAAGCCCTTGGCGCCACCGGTCACGTGTCGTCCACGGAACCAAATGGTGTCGTCGTTGAACGAACCGTCGTTGACTGGAACCTGTCCACCGGCAACACGTTCGCCCTGGTCACGCTTCACACGGATATCCACGTTCTCGTGACCGATCAGTCCGGTCTTCACCACAGCTGGGTTAGCGGTGGCCTTGCCTGGCAGCAACGCCCAGCTTGTGTTCTTGGTGGCCGCACCGTTCAGGTTGATGAACTCACGGGACACCTGCAGCTGCACCAGACCACGGAAGGGGTTGGTTTCCTCGGTCTCGGTGACGTTGCCGGCACCGTCGTCGACCTTGCGGACGATCTTCTCCGCGTTGAGGATCTGCCGGGCTCGCATGGCCAGGCCCGGGCCGACAACGAGAACGATGGTGCTGACGTCGACCAGTTCCTTGCGGTGGTTCTCCTTCAGCGACATGGTTTCGATCGCGGCGATCAGGTTCTCGGACGTGAGTGGCTTGGTGTCTACGGTGCCGAAGAAGCCGGTCTTCAAACCGGTCGACCCTACGAGCACTTCGTAGATTTTGCGGTTCTCGGTGTTCACCGCGGCGTTGCCCAGTACCTTCGGGAAGTCGGCCAGATCGGAGAAGTCGCGGGACAGCTGCAGTTCCCAGGTGAGCCCATAGTTCTTACCGGTCTTGCCGGTCTTGATTTCGACGTCGGTCTCGGCCAGGGTGCCGCCCTTGTATTCTGCGCCTTCCTTCACGTCTTCGAAGTACTCGTTGCCGAACAGATCGACCATCTTCTTCGGGCGGAAGTCGGACAGGTTCTTCTCGAACGCGAACAGGTCGTATTCCTTGACCGAGTCCTTCTGAGCGCCCATCGCTTCCTTCTCGAAAGCTGCGCCCAGCAGCTTCGGGAAGTCGGAAGTGGTGAACGCTTCCATCAGTGTGTTCTGGCGGGAGAAGTTAGCAGGGTTGCGTCCTTCGCCGAACAGCTTGGCGGCTTCGAATACGCGCTCTTCCTCGGTTGGTGCGGCGCGGAAGCCTTCACGTGCTAGTTCAATAGTCATGGTGTGTGACTTCCTTTCTTAGGCGCCGGCCGGAGCAGGAGCAGTGTAGCCGAACGGAACGACTTCCAACGGGGCCGCGGTGGCGGTCTTCGTGGCCAAGGCGACGCCCCATGGGGTGTTGCCAGTGGCGGTTGCGTCGAGCTTTCGGTCGCTGGTGATGTAGACGGGGTCGCCTACGTTGGTGATGGCACCGGTGACTTCGATGTCCCAGGAGCCGTCGAGCCATACGGTGGCGTTGCCGTCTTCCTGGCGGTCGATCTGGGCGACACCGGAGATGCGGCCGACCTGGACTGGTTCGCCGGACTTGGTGCCGGATGGGACTGGCAGTGCGATGTGCAGTGCGTTGGGGTAGCGCTGGTTCAAAGCCATGGTTTAGGCCTTTCCGTGAAGTGCGGCGAGGATGTCTTCGTCGCTGATCGTCTTGGATTCGGACACGGATGCGATGTGGCCGCCCATGCCTCGTGGGGTGCCGGCGCCGTTGTTGGCTTCAAGCTGGGCTGCAGCCTCGGTGACCTCGGTGCGGAATGCGTCAGCGTCGAAGTCTTCTGCCTCGGCAACGTACTTCGCCATACGGCCGTAGATCGCTGGAGCGTCGGATCCGAATGCTTCGCTGATGATGTTCGATGCAGTCGTGAGACGGTGCTCCTTGGCATCCGCCAAGTTCTTGGCTTCGGCCGCTTCAGCGCGCTTTACGGCTTCGTCTCGTTCTGCTTCCAGCGCGGTGGCCCGGCTGGCGGACTCGCGCAGGTCGGCGAGTTCCTTGTCATCAATGGTTGCCATGGTGGCTTCCTCCTGATTTTCGGTTACCCCAGCCGGGACCGGCGGGGAGATTACGGGGTCGTATTCAACGCGGCGGCGGACTTCAACTGGGTTGCCAGAGAGAGTGACGTTTACGCCGGTCAGCTCGTAGGTTTCCCGGAAGTACTTGCCGCCTATTTCGTAGTAGACGTAGGTTTCGTCATGGTCTGCCACCCAGGCGTAGTCGTCCTGGGTTGCGCGGACCGTTGCTTGCAGCCACATGCGGATGTCACTGGCTGTTGCTTCGGCGATGATGGAACGGGATTCGATGACCTTTGCGGCTTCGAGTACCTGGTCGATCTTTCCTCCGCGGCCCGCGACAGTAACGAGGTCAGCCCTGTTGAAAGGGTCGGGGATGATGCGTTCCACGACTTTCTGGCCTGTTTCGTTCGTGCTGATTTCGGCACTGGCAAAGATGCTGGCACCGATGTGCTCATGAAAGTCTTCAACCAGGTCGCGCCATGCTGTAGCTACTTTGGCTTCGGCTTGCAGTGCTCCGCCTTCGCCGATGTATGCGTCTTCGTCTAAGACGATGGCGAGGTTGCGCAGGGATCCCTCGGGGCGCTCCATCATTTCGGTTGGGGTGTCGTGATCGATCATGCCCAGGGTGCCACGCGGGAAGGCACGCTCAGCAGCGGCAGTTGCCAGCACCTCGGGTGCGTAGTCGCCGCTGGATCCTTGGCCTGGTGAGATCAGGGTGAGCAGGATTCGTCCGGGGCCGCGCCGGGTTGCGGTTGCCGCTTCGCGGATCTTTTTTGGCACGGTGCCTCCTATAATCGTGTGCATGGGTTTAGACAACGCGAATGACACACCGGGTGAGCCCGGCGCTTGCCCTGGCCATGAGTGGCGAGTCGGCAGGGTGTATTTGCGTCCGACTGGAGGATCCATGTCGGTTGTCTGTAAGTGGTGCGGGACGGTGCAGTATGAGCCGTCATCCAGCGATGGTTCGTAGGTCTCCCACTGGGGTTTGAATGTACGAGTCGCGCCAAGCATCGGCTTTGCGGATGGTTGAGAGGTCTTCCCACTTGATCTGGTCATCAGCGAGCAGTTGAACCCTGGTGGGACCCATAATCGCCAGTTTGGAGTCATCGGTCAGTCCGTCGTACCAGGCGCGTGCATCGGAGAAAGCATCGGCAGGCTCCTCAATGTCGAAGCCAAGTTCTTTCCATGACTTCGTAATGTCGATGCGTGCGCATCGCCCGTTTGGGTGATCCTCAGGGCCGAACTGGTCCACCGGGTACAAGGTGCCATGTTTGGACAAGCAGCTGGGGCATGTTCGCCGGTCGAGGGTACATTGCCATTTCCAACCCGTCAGCAGATCCTTGTTTTGCTTGGCGGCGGCCAGGGACCCATTGCGGTGGGCATCAAGCATCTCGGTTCGGGCGATACGGGTTGCCCTCGCGAGTCCCCCATTGAAGTGACCCTCTGTTGCGCGGATCAGGTTCCTGGCAACCTCGCGGGGGTTATCTCCCACGGCTATGCCTCGGACAAGTTCCTTGCGCATGGCCGCGACCACCCGCCCAGCGAGTGGACGGGTAGAAGAACGGATCTGCTGAGTGGTTCGAAGGACGATGGCATCCAGCGCGTCAGGTGCCGGCGCCTCTAGATCGAAGCTGATCCCCGCCGTTGCCGGTGGCAATTGGCTCCGGGCAATCGCTTCATGTGATTGGACGGCATCGAGCACTGCGTCAGCAAGACTGTTTTCGATGACCTCGTTCGCACCCTTCGTGAGCTCGTTGAGCACGGTGTGGGCTTGTCGAAGTGCTGCCTGAAGTTTCCGGTTACGTGCGACTACTGCACGAGGCAAACGGTCGGGCGCACCCTGTAGCAGTTCCAGCAAGGCATCGTTGAACGACGGTGTGAGGGTATCCCAGGCGTTGACCCACGCCCTTGTCAATTCAACGATCTGTTCGTCAGTCATGCTTTGCAGGCGGCGGCGGGTGTCGGCGGCTATCAAGAGTGTTTCGTCTGTGACAGCCACCAACATCACCGCCTTACACTTCGCCTGCCGGGTCATCGCCGCGCCGGAATGCGTCCGCTGCGGCCTGTCCCGCTGCTTCCAGCGGGTCAATAAAGTTCCCGTCTTCGTCCTGCAGTTCCGCCAGCCATTCGTCAACGTCTCGCACGTTCAGCGCACGCATGATCAGCTCAGCTAGAAGCAGTGGCGGAATATGACCGTCTGCCTTTTCTAGAGCTTCCATCAGAGTCTTGACATCGATCTTGCTGATGTCAGGGAATGTGATCGTCAGCGTACGGTCATCGTCGTTCGGCAGTACGGCGAGTAGGCGGTCACCGTCTCGGACTGTCGTACCCCGCAATGGGCCACGCGGTGCGATGATCGCCTGATCGATGACGTACCCGAGCAGTTGCCGGCGCGCTTCCCGCCATACGTCCTGCCGGGTGAGCATGGTCAACTCGGTCGGCTTGTCCAAGGTTTCCGCGACGGCACGTGCACCTGTTTGGCCTGGGTCAGCAAGGAGCATGGTCACTGGGATTCCCAGAGCCGTGGCGACCATGGCGGCCAACGGTTTCGCTGATTCTGAGTCGATGGTCGCACCAGTTTTTGGCACGGCTTCGAGCTTGGAATCATCAGTCGCGTCAGCACTGCCGCCCGGCGCCATTCCCGGGATCTTCTCCAGCTGGCGACGTGCATTAGCCGCAGTGCGCTTTCCGCTCTTGCCTACTCGTTGCCAAACGATCTTGGAGAGCGCATTCATCATGACGGCCCACGCTTCAAGGAATTCCTTGTATCCGCGGGCCCAAGGCAGGGCTGCGTAAGCGTCGCCAATACCGTATTGCCAGCCCGTGATTGCGTTGACCTTCACATGGTAGATCGGTGCATCCCAGAGGATTTCATGTCCGTCACTGTTTTGGGTTACCCCAAATCGGCGTTGGCGCATCTGTGGCCGGTAGTCGTACCGAGGGTGGTAGGTCGTGACCTCTTGCTCGGTGCCGTTGTTGTTACGTCGATTCCAAACACGTTTGTAGTAACGGACGCTCAAGGAGTCTTCGGGGTCGGTGATCTGTTCCTGGATCTCTTCGAAAGGAATCACGCGTGGCTTCACTCGACCAGTCAACGGGTTGGTGAAGAGGGCGAAGAAGACGTTTCCATCAGTACCCAACGCGAGCTCGTTGCGGGCCTGCGCTTGGGATCCTGCGAATACTTCTCGTACTTCAGGGTCATCTAACCAGGTTTGTACAAGGTCGTTGACTTCCTCGCCGGTGGCGGTGGTTCCCACCCCCTGCCCGAACACATAGGCGGCACGTAGCTCAAGCCCGCGCTTGATCAGCGGGTTGGCGATTGCGTAGATCCGGCACAATTCGGCGTTGCGGCGCCGCGCCTCCGGGGTCAGTTCACGTTGCCCGTCCTGCAGGATCCTTTCCCAGCCGACATCTTCCCGAGCCAAGGCGAGCTGCGCCATGGACTCGGCCAAGGTCTCCACCTGGTGTTCCAGCGTGGCGACAGTACCTGTTGGCACTGTCTCCGTTGCGGTAGTGGTGCTGGACTCGTTGACGACTCCTAGCCAGGAACGCAAGCCCATGGGCGGCACCTCAATTCTTTAGTATGGCGTCAAATGCCAGCCACGATCTTCGAACTCGTCGTACTCTTCAGGCTGTTCCAGCCCATCGCCTTGCCCGTCGATACGATTCAGCAGGAGCTGATTCACGGCTTGGGACATGGCATCCAACTGGTCATCGTTCGCGCCTGCAGGGAACGACAGCGACTCTTGGGTGAAGTGTTCAATCCAAGGGCAGAGCGTCGTGGCTGGAAGGATGATGTTCTTGGAGAACGCCAACGGGCTGATTGCCGACACGCGAGCGTATTTCGATCCGACGGGCTCAACTGGGATCAGGCCAATGATGGTCTTGCTCAGCGCGTTCATGACTGCCGGGCCGTTGGCTTTGTCCTCGACCAGTTTGGCGGTGGCTTCTGGCCATTTGGCTGTTAGTGCGGTGATCGCGTCGCAGGTTTCGGAGAAGTTCATCCGCCGGCGAACTTGGTCCAGTAAGTAAGCAGTGTTGCCGACGCGCAGCCAGACCTGGCCCACAACGTAGTCGCTGGTGTTCTCGCCTTTGAATGCTAGGTCCCACGACTGTATGAGTTCGTGGTCATCGCGGTCGATGCCAGGTACAGTGCTTCGACCGTCGGGGTGCTCGATCCATAGCGGTTGCTCGTAGCGTGCCCATTCGGTTGGGAGTACGCCGCCGTCGTCCAAGGTTGGGTTGCCCTGATAGAGGGACTGCCAGACTTTGGGACCAACTGAGACTTTGATCTGTTCCCACTGCTGCGGTGTACGTTGGCGGGCAGACTCTAACCATTCACCGGGTTTACGTCCGAGGGGGTCGTTCTCCACGGCTTCAGCGGGGATGTTGAGCACTGTCCAGCGGTCAGCGTCTTCACCGGAAAGGAGACGGCCAGCTAGGTCGTCGGCGTGCCAGCGAGTCAGCACGAGGATGACTGGTGCGCCAGGAGCAAGGCGGGTGATGCCAACGGACTGCCAGAATCCCCAGGCTTGATCACGGTAGGTTTTGGAGTACGCCTGTTCAAGGTTGCTGATGGGGTCATCGATGAACAGTGCATCAACGGCGCGTCCGGTGAGTCCACCACGGATACCGACTGAGCGCACGCCGCCCTTTTTCCCGTCGAGTTTCCAGCGTCGCGCAGCGCCATTGTCTTTGGCGACGCGCAGGCCGAGATCTAGGGTTTCGTCATCGCCGTCATTGGACGCGATGTGGTTTCGGATGTTGCGTCCAAACTCGTCAGCCAAATCCTGCGCGTAGGAAACGATAGCGATACGCCGGTCAGAGTTACGAGTCAGGAACCACAACGGCCCAATCGTCGTAACCCGGGTGCTCTTACCTTCCTGAGGTGGCAGGTTGATGATCAGGCGATCAATCTCCCCTGCTTCAACCTTGACCAGGTACTCGTCGATCAGGTCTAGTGCCGGGGTCTGCAAGGTGGTTGGTTCGATTGCTTTCGCCAGCTGGCCGGGGGTCTCCCAGTCATGCTCCGGGACTTCGAAGGCGCGGGCCGCGTACTCCGCCCAATCAAAAGCGGAAGACACAGTGGCACCTCCAATTAGAATGCAGTTATGACTCGCGTGTTCAAAGCAATAAAAAACACTCCAAACTATTGTCGTGGAGTCGTTCAACGTCTAGCCAATGATCAAGATTATCGTCGGAAAATAGGTATATCCGTCAGTTTTTTCGTTATCGCTCTAGGCTTGTCATTATTGGCAATAGCAGGACTGCGGTTCATTTTCGAAGTGCGAGGCATCGGGCTCATAGCGCCTGGTGCAACATTGATTGTTTCAGGACTGGCCGGGCTGCTTGCGCAGTTAGGAATTACTACCTGGCAAGAACAACGACAGGCCGATAAGGCGCAATCAAAGTACGAGCAGAGGGTGAATATCTATGCACGTGCGTCACAGCTGCTCATTCGAAGTTTCGCTGGTGGAATTGGTCTCGTGGAAGAAGCTGAATTACGTGGGTTGATGGCTCTGTGGGGAAGCCGGGAGGTACTGGCAAGCTACGCCTCGTGGCACAAGTTCATTTCGGCCCTTAGCGATGGCCCAACCATAAATGTGACGCTAACTGCAGAACAATCCAAACAAGCCAAGTCAATCTTGTCGAACCTGCTGATCACTATGCGAGCTGATCTACTCGACGCTAGGACTGACGACATTCACAACGAAGAGCTATCGGACTCCTTATTCAACACGAAATAATTGACGGCGGTACGTCCGCGTGCGTAGAGCATCTGGATTTGAGGCTGAAGATTTCCCCATGCTAAGGCAGTGCTTCGTGTTGTGTTGTCGGCTTGTTGGCCGCCGTCAAGTATTGGTGGGAGCAGGTCTTAGTACCCGTTCGAACTTTTACAGTTTCGGATCTTGCTAAGCCTTCGTCCGCCTGCGCCGGCATATGGTCCGGGAGGGGTGGCGTTGACTCTCACCATGGTTTGTGTGCGCTGGCAGGGTGCCCATGGTTGGTACCAGCGCATCGTCCGGATGATAGGACTCGAACCTACATTCTCCTGAACCCAAATCAGGCGGCCTGCCAATTGGCCTACATCCAGTTGTTCCCGGTTTCAGTTCGGCACCGGGTGGCCGTTGATGCTCCGTCATATCTCTACGATGGTCACCGTCACGCCGCTATTTGCGTGGTCGGGGCCAGTGCCTCTGGCAAGGAGATAAGCCCTCCTAGGGGTTCATCGTGCATCCTTTGTCGGGTTATGCGTGCGACGGGCAGGAGTTGCACCTGCGCACCATGGCTCTACTGCTGAGCTACCGTCGCTCCCCCAGGCTCGTGTGCACCGGGGGCTATGTGGTTGTGCGTGCTGGATGGTGCCGGTCATGGCAGGCAGCTCATACTTTGGGGGTCATGGCTCTGCTCTCGGCGTTCGCGAATGTCGATAAGCGTTCCATCCTGCTGCGCAGATCGCGTCGCTAGTTACAGTTCTTCGATCTTGGCTTTTAGCCTAGTGACAGTTGGCCCGTTTTGCAACTACAACATGCATTAGTTGCTCGTGATACTTGCACTTGCGCGCAGGGCTTTGAGTACGTCGGCTGGCGAGTGGCCCTCCTGACGTGTTTTGAGGTCGCATCGTGGGTGTAGTTTGCCTCGGTGCACCCATTGGCGGGCGGTGGCGTATTTGATTGGGTAGCCGGCTGCGTTGAGTGCCTTCACAACGACACTGAGTGGGGCAACGTGCTGCCAGGCTTGGGCGATGCGGTCGGTGATCTTTTCTGTTGCGTCGTGCTCCCGATAGCAGGTGTCGCATCGGCCGATGGTCGCTGTTTCGTGGCCGAGGACCGTACCCGCACACCGGGTGATCACGTTAGTGGCGTCATCCATGAGCAATGCACCGCATTCCCCTAGCGGGCGCTTCACCAATGGCCGGTCCGCAGCGGACAGGACACGGCGTTCAAGGTCGCGCAGTTCCAAGTAGATATCGCCAACGTAGTCACGATTCCGCAGGTGATGGGCGACAGCTCGAAGGTACTCAGCCGATTTGACCGTGCTGGTAAAGATGCGCAGGTGGTTTGGTTCCTCCCTGCCGTTGACCCAGTGAGCCAGTTCTGACAGGCGCTGCTCGTACTCACCAAGCCGGTCAGACATATCCAGGTTCAACGGTGCACCCGGCGCCGAGGTACCAGATGAACCAACACGTGGCTGCACACCTTGATTTGCCAACGTCGCCTGCGCGGTACGCAACGTCTCCGGCACACGATCAAGGATCCCGCGGAATCTGGTATCGCAGTGGTTGCACAAGTGCAAGCCCTCAGGCGTTGTGTATTCGCACGCTGGGCACGTCATCAGAAAGGGATCCTTCCGCCGGCTTTGAACTGATGAATCTTCATCAGATTGGCTATTCGACTTTGCACTTCTCCTTGAGCGTCAATTCCGTCCAACCATTGCCGCACGGATACACAGATATCCCTGCATAGGATGTCTACCTGAACCTGCAGAATCGTTCCCAGTTGGTTACAGTGGACCGAGCCGGTCTTTGGTGGAGCGATGATATGAAACCTATCCAAACTTTCCCGAGCACGTTGCATAACGATGTCATCTGAACCTTCATGCAAGACGGCACATCGCAGTGCATAGAGATCACTCCCACTTAGGAAAATGTGCTTTTCACGATCCGGGCCGATTTCGTGCGTGTATTTTGGTGTAAAATATGCGTTTGCCCAGGCTATGTACCGTTTTGCCGACCCCTGCGAGGGAGATTCCATCTTGGCGCAGATATCGGGGAGCGTAAGCGCCAACGACAATGCGGCATACCAATTTCGTTCCTTTACGGCTTTCTCAACAGCACCAATCAAGTGTTCCATATCGTGAATCCTACCTATCCTGATCAATCACTGAGCGGTGGAGGTTCAAACCTGGTGGGGTGTCGGTGCCGGTGATGGTGACGGAGCCATCGAGCTGTACGAGGTAATGGCCACTGTCTTTACCGGCGATGATGGTCAGTTCGATGGGGCTGCAGTCGAGTGCGTCGATGCGTAAGAGTTCCCCGGTCACAGTCTTTCCAGTGTCCGAGTCGGTGACCGTAACCGTCTTACCGATATCGACGGGTGCTAGGTATTTGGCTTCGCGGGTGGTGGTCATGGTGCCCCTCCGGTGAGTTGGCGTAGGGCGGTGGGGACGATGGTGGGTAGCATGTCGGCCTGGATTTTGGACAAGTTCAGTTGTGCGAAGATCTGCTTCAGTGCGACTACTACGAGTTCGGCTTTCTGCTCTTCCAGTTCGATGCGACGCTGCTCGATACCGGCTTTCAATGCCATGGTGGTGAGTTTGGCGAAGTGTTCGCGCTCTTTGGTGTAGAGCGTGTACCAGGTGTTGAATCCTGCTTCGTGGACGGTCATGTCGACGGGCCCTTGCGCGCCGATACCAGCTTCAGTCTTTGTTATTCCCCATACAAGTTCGTTGGGTTCGATCTCTGCGACTCGTCCGCGGAGCCATTCGACGTGGGCGTAGCTGATCCTGATTTCTTGCAGGAGTGCTTGGGCTGGGTCTACGTCGGGGTATTTCTCTTGGATTCCTAGGGTGCCCACGACTTGGTTCAACTCCTGTTCCGCGATCCGTTGTTCAGCTGCTGCTTTTGCTTTGGGGCTGTTGCCTCCGTGCCGGCCGCAGCGGACACCGCCTGGCACTGGGCTGGATCCACAGTTTTCCTCTTTGCCGCGCTTCTTCGCCCCACAGATTAGTTTCCCGTTGACTTCCTGCCCTGGCGCATAGGCTGGATCGCCTTTGTAGCGTTTGATCGCTTTACCCAGGTTCTCGGCTGTCACTCTAACGGCCATGATTATCTTTATCCTTCTGGTGCGTGCATGATTGTTTTGTTCCGGTTGCCCTATTGGTTCGAATTCGGGGCTATGGTTTGGTCATGAGTGATATGAAACCGACTAAGTGCAATGCCTGCGGTGCCGCTTTGTTGCAGGTGCGATACGACCCGACTTACGCGAGTCAGGAAAGCTTGCCAGTCCGTGCTGATTACGATTTCGTGTGCTCTTCAAATCGCGATCATCCTGAAGTTCATTGGATCGAGTACCCAAGCAGGTGAGTTTCACCCGGACCACGGGAGATCTCACTGTTCCTCCTCGTACTGTTCGGCGCGGGCACGGAGCCATTCGGCGGTGTCGTCGTATTCGGTTTTGGTTTTCAGATCCACGAGCCGGCCATCTCCGACCACTCCAACCCAGTCGACGGCATATTCTGCGGCTTCCCTTAGCGCTCCTGCTTTCGCTTCTGGCAGTGTCCGAGAGAGCCAGTTGTCGAACTCTGCTTGAACCGTAGGGACCAGCGCGAACGCCTCGGCGCGTGGAAGATGATCTAGTTTCGAGTCCACCCACATATCACGCAGCTGCCCTATGTCCGGCGTGTATTCCCCGTCGCATGTCGCTGCCACCTTGTCACTAGCGCCCATCGTTGGCCTCCGGGCGGTAAAGGACAATCGCGGGGAGCAAGTAGCGTGGGTCTGCCTCATAATCGCATCCAGTGGTCCACCAATAGGGAATGAATGGGGAGTTTGCGATCTTCTCTGCTACATGCTCCCATTTGCCACCACGAATCACCGACCCCACCGGCATGGCTTCGAGTTCTTCCACACTGTTCACGGTGTCAGCGGGGACAGCGAGCATGGCATTCAGTTGGTCACGTAGGCTCTCAGCGGTACTTTTAGCTATTTGGATGGTTGTGGACTGGCGCTTGCTATGGTTCAGACTGATACTTACCGAACCATGCTGCGGATAGTCCCGCGCTGGGGTTTCGTAAACAGTGATTTTCTGATCCGCACTCACAGCGGAATCGGGCGCTTCTTCGTTTAGAGGGGAGCTCATTTGGTTTCCTCCCAGTAGATGATCACGTTTTCGCCGTCGCCGGTCACTCGTGCCGCGTCATCGTAGCTAGGATCTTTCCCAGCGTCTTCAATGTCTCGCTTGGCCATCGCGTATGCTTTGCCCAGTTCGCTCCAAGGTGCGTCGTTCGGGATGATGTACTCGTGACGGATAGTCTCAAATGTCCGCGTAGTTACCAGGCTCATGCCCCTGCCTCCATTCCGAGCCGCTTCCGAACCTCGGCCTGAATATCGTCGTACTTTCCGTCTGTCACGAGGCTGTCACTGAGTAGCGCTTGGACTAGGGTCGCCGTGCGCTGCTCGTAGGCCAGAGCGAAGATTGCCTCTGCGGTCAATCGACCGTCATTGGTGTCGGCGTAATCTCCGCTGTTTGCGTGCGGGTTGCCGGGTAGGTTGCTCATTTGGTTTCTCCTGACTCTTTGCCGGCTTGTCTCTGGACTAGTTCTTCTACGTGTTCGTTGCAGAGAATGTAGTCGAATTTGAGCGGTCCGGATTCAACGTGGACTGGCTTGAACTCGCTGCTGTCAGTGCTGGTCTTGGTGCAGTGGTCGTGCATACAGCAGAATGTGAGTCGAATCTTGGTCACGATGTTTCCCCTAACCCTCGGTCAGCCAGGCGGCGGGTTTCGCAGGGATAAAGTGAATCGCGGTAATCTAGGCCCTCGTTGTAAGTGCGCATGTCATCAATGCCTGAGCAGTGAACGCACACCTTGAACTCGTGTATCGCGCCACCGTCCGCCATTTCTATCGCGTCCGATTGGGACTCATACGAAACTTCGGGGTAGCTCACGGCAGACCAGCGGGACTCAGGCCTGTGGAGTTTTTGGATCGCTACCAACGCTTGCTTCATGACCGGGATCTTATGGAGTCCGTTCTCACTCATGCTCACAATTCCCTTCCTCGTCGAAGTGTTCTTCGTCAGCGTCGTTGTGCATCACGTCAATGGATGAAACGACCAGTGAACCGTGCCCGTACACGTCGAGGTACTGGGTCGCCATATATTCGCCGTCAGAAGCCCACGCGGAGAGGTCACGTCCTCGTCCTGGCCTTATCTCCGTCTCGAACGCGACAAACCAGCGCCCTAGATCGTGACCGCAGATTTTCTCCACACGAGCGTCCGCTTCAGTGAGTGCTTTGACCTGCCGTTCAGTCATCTGCTTCTGCTGCTCAAGCCAGAGGTTACTCATTCGGCTCACCGTCCAAGGCGCGGAGGATGCGCCATGCAGCATCATCACGTCGAATCAGGAAGTCGCCAGAATGATCCCGCATAGACTCAGCTGCCTCCCGCACCCGGGCCACCTGCGCCACAGCCTTTTCAAGTTGGGTGAGCAGTGCGAGGACGGTAGGAGGATCAAACGCGTCAAAGTAGTCGGCGTTCCTCTGTGCTCTCACTTCAGACGCAACAACCTCACCCTGATTCGTTACTGAGTAAACCGACAACCGCGTGTATTCCTCACAGCATCCTTCACTGCATCCCCCTTCCGCGAAACCATCGAGTACCCACGGCCCGGTGGTTGCGGCTTCTGCGACCTTGCGCAGCGCTTTGGGGTCTAGTTCCTGGGTCATGACTGGCCTACCTGGTATGCCTCGAAAGTGCGTTCCACACAGTTGGCCAATGGCTTCGACTCTGGATGTTCCGGTCCGTGATCGGCCGGCAGATCGTGAAGCTTTTCGCAAACGAGCAAGTCTCGTTCGAACTCAAACGGGGTGTTCAGATCCTCCGAAAGCGTGAGGATCTGGTCGAGGTTGTCACGCACGATGCCACGCATGGCGCCGGTGTTGAGTGCTTCGCGGACCTCGTCAATGCTGTTCACCGTGTTCCCCACGGCGTCCGGGGTGAACCCGTAGTCGGCGGTGCCGGCCACACGAGTCTCGGTGGCCTGTGCCTGCACGCACCGGTCAACAGTAAGGTACTAATGCCCAACGCTGCCGGGATGATTTTTCGTTTACGCATGATTGGTTTCCCCTCCCCCTGGCTGGTTTGCTACCAGCGGGTGATTGTTTGCTTATCGACAGTTGCAACCCTAGCAAGCAGTGGTTGCAATTACAACCCGCAAATTATGCGTCCACTGGTCGAATAGACAAGACCAGCTTCTCCAGACCGTATCCGCCATGGTGGATGAACGGGCCGGCCAGGTACTCACTCGAATCGTCCACTATGAGTCCGTAGTCGACTAGCCCGTCAATGACAGGCTTCAGGGTGGGCATCAGGTTGTGCGGGTCATACCGCCGGCGCGAGCTTTTCCACACGTACACATCCACCCGAACCAGCTGCAACCCCTTTGGGAGCATGGCTTGTCGGGCCAGGATGTGCGCGCCGTGGCGCCATGCTTGGGTGCGCTTGTTTCGTGGGGCCCAGTGTTCTTTTTGGTTGAGGTTGATCCAGTTGGCGAGTTTGGGTAGTTCCAACCGGATTTCACCGGAGGGCACAGAATCCATTGTGAGAGCCTTTCAGAAGGTTGGACGGGGAAACACCCGCCCGGATGGTTTGCGTCTGTCGTAGCCGTGTTTTTGTGCTACTGGTGATGCTTCTTGCAAGCACTGGGTGCATTGGTTGGTAAATAAAGTTTTAGAATGGGGCTACGCCCCGGGTTGTTTCGGATGCTTCAGCATCGCTCTCGGGGCCTTTGAGTGTCCGGAGTGCTTGTTTGACGGCTTGGACTCCGAATGCGTTGGGTTTTCCTTCTGCGTGCATCCGTTTGCCGAGCATGTTTTCTGGTCGTTCTCCGAGTTTGATGTCTGCCCAGCAGCAGGCGCAGGTTCGTGCGTCGTAGGTTGGGTGTTCTTCGCAGGGTGGTTCTTGGTGGCGTTTGTGCCTGGATCCTGTGGGTGCGGTTTGGTCCCAGTGTTGGCCGGTGGCGGGGTACATGGCTGGGGTGTGTTTGGTGTAGGTGCCGTCTGGGTTTTGTTGGGTGGTGTAGTGGGCTGCTGCTCGGATGGCGTGGTTGAGGTCGTGGGCGGGTAGGCCTTCGGCCTGGTTGGCTTTTTGGAGGATGCGGGCGATGCCGTTGGTGTCGAAGTCGGGGCGCATGGCGGCGATCATGCGGGTGAGTCGTTCGCCTTGGGATTGGGTGAGGATCATGGTTTCTCCTGGTGTGGATTTTGCATCAGCATCGTTGTGTTCGCGTGCGTTAAGTTTCTGAACGAATGCTGCTTTTCTTGATCATTTTTAACTGAACCAAAAGTGTTCGTAGGTTGAGAGCTAAACGTAAGTAAGTGGTTAATGGTTAATGGTGCTTATTTTTTGCTCTGGCACTTGCTTATGTTTTCGATAAGCGCCTGCTTATAGGGTGCTTATCCGGTTTCAGCTACGCACAGTTCGCAGTCTGGGTTGCTAATCCCCCGGTCAACGTGCCATTTTTTGTGGGCTGACCGTTTTCCACCGAGTTTCCCTGCAGCCTGTTTTTCGGTGACGAGTTCTTCAATTTCCTTACGACTGTTTTGGTGTCGGAGATAGTCGTGCAGTTGGTAGATTCCGGGTTCTTTTTCGTGCACGAGAGATGCCTTCAAAAGCTCTTTTCCTGCGCCTGGGCCGAGCATCTGCAGGTCTTGTTTTGAGATGATCCCGTCGTTCCTGTCCTCGTTGCAAAGGCCCAGGAGGGTGACGTGTAACCGGAATGCTTTGTCGGACAGGTGCCGGATCTTCCGGTGCCTGGGGTACTCATTGGTGAGCACGAAATAGGGGCGCTTGTCCTTACTACCGTCCGTCATCAAACAACCCTTTCGTGCTTTATTTCTAAACATTTGACAAGATTCGATCGACAGCTTTTTATCACTAACAGAACGGATCCTTGATGGCTACTGCAGTCTGCGGATGGTGCGGCACTTCGACCCATGTCACCGAGTTCAGTCAAGGTGTTGAATCCACGAATGATTCCCCCGATTCTCCACAATTTCAGAGCGCATTTAGATGTGACGCTTGCGGTGGGCTTCTCATTGGAGGCTTCACGGGAGCAGAAGAACCCGGTGGCTTCAATAGTTATGGTGTGACAGATATCACCTACATGCGAAGCTTTTGGTCCAGAAACAAACCCACGGTTTGGTCCCCGAGATTCGTTAAAGGGCAGTCGTTTACCGACGTTCCACGACACATTGCTAAAGCTGCCTCGGAATCCTACAAGAGTGCAAGTATCGGTAACCACATGTCCGCAATCCTTATGGCGCGTACCGTGATTGAAGCTTCCGCGAAAGAGAAAGGAATCTTGAAGGGCAGTCTCTTGAATAAGATTGACGAACTGGCAGGGAAATCGCTGATTCGTGAAGATACCAAGGAAGCGGCTCACGCGATTCGTGAATTCGGAAATGACATGGCTCACGGAGATATTTCCAACCCTGTATCCGAGGAAGACTCTGAGGAGGTTCTTGTTCTCATGAGTGAAATCCTCAACGAGTTGTTCCAGGGTCCAGCACGCGTCCAAGCGATCAAGGCCAAGGTGGCCGCTCGCAAGGCTAATCCCTAGCACGTTCGGCATTTCGCTGGTTTCCTTTTGGTTTCTCTGCTCCAGTGCCACCCGCCGGCGTGTTCGTAGTATCGGACACGTTCGGCGGCTGTTCCCTTTTCCTCGATGATTTCAGCACGTAGTTGCCGTGCTGTGCGCTTGTCCGGTGCCCATACTTTCCCGCATTGTGGGTCTGGGCACAGGCGCCGGGGTGAGCGGTGCGGATGCGTTTGCGCTGTCATGCCGGGATCAGGCTTTCTACTGCGATGGTTCCGAGGTCTCGGGCTGCCGGTGGGGTGACGCTGTTGCCCGATTGCTTGACCTTCTCCCGCTTGTTCCCGGTCATTTGGTAAGTCTTGGGGAATGCCATGCCCGCCATGATTTCGTGAGGTTCTAGCATCCGGAATTCACACTGGTTGATATCCTCCACAGTCCATTCGGTCAGCCCATGGTGGTTCCCGCCGGCGGTGAGCGTGCCCAGCGGGTCGCTGGCTGGACGCGAGCTGTTTGCTAGCTGGTTCTCCGCCGTCCCGCGCATCGTCGTGACCATCGCGAAACGATCCACAGTCGGAATCGTCGGGATCGCTTTCGACACCGGGTGGGTGACCCCGTTGCCGTAGTACTCCATCAGCATGTGATGCCCAGGCGTAGTTAGCAGCCCGGTTTCGTTACGGGTGGTCTGCGTGCGCATGGCATCGTGAACCTGCTGTGCGTACTTCCCATCCCGGCCTTCCACGGGGATGAGCAACGATTCGTGCAGACCGCCGGCGACGAGAGTCCGCAGCGTCCCATCCACCGTGTTGGCCCTGGTCGAGTCTGAACCGGTGAGGTGGTTGACGATCAACGGGGACAACAGGCCTCGCGTGTAGCTGGTGGTCTGCGTCGCGAAGGGTTCGCGGTCTACTGCGGAGAGGATCGGAGCGCCGCGCACTGCATCAATCGACAGGCGCTGGTTGCCGTACTTTCCCAAGCCTGCCTTGATGCGTGCCATGGTCTTATCGGCCAGCGGCTTCTTTCGGTCGCCGATCTTCTGCCCACGAATCGACCAGTCAATGGCGTACGCTGCCGGAAGCCAACCTGGTTCAATGATCTGGTTTCGGCATGCGGTGTTCGGGCAGCGGTAGACGTATTGGGCTCGGTAGCGCCCCCATTCCTTGCCGTTCTTGAAGTGCTGGATCGCACGAACTTCTTTGTCGCACGTTGGGCAGTAAGCCGTGGGGCGTAGCTTGTCGAAGTCCGGGCGCTTGTTGCCCTTGAGCCAGAACATCACGTACATGCGATCACGGGATTGCGGTGCTGGTAGTCCGCCAAGCTGGGCGTGCATCGAGTTCATGTACACGATGTGGTGGTCATAGCCGAGGGCGCTCATAGCCATCAGCCATGCGTCGAACATGATCCACTTGGCGGCATCCACTACGTTCTCGGTGATGATCAGCTTGTACTTGTGCTGCTCGGCGAACCTGGGCACGTCCCACATGGTGGCTCGTGACTTCTCCGCAGCTTCGTCAGCGATGGAATCCCCGAACAGATCCGGTTGGTTGGTGATGCGCTTCCTGCCCTTGGCCACAGAGTGATTGGTGCACTCCGGAGATGCCCAGAGAATATCCGACGATGCGACGTAGCGCGGATCAGTCACCTGGATATCCGCCAGCACGTGGTCAGTCGTTGGGTGGTTCAAGCTGTGGGTCTCTACGGCGCGTTCCCAGTGATTCATGGCGGTCTTCACGGTCACGCCAGGAATTTCTAGTAATCCGGTGGATGATCCGCCGGCACCGCAGAACATGTCAGTAATCGTTAGCAATTTCGTTTCCCCTTGATCTGAAGGACCGCCTTGGCCCGAGCGATTTCTTCGAAAGTGAGCCGGTCGAATATTGAGCGATCGCTCGTGTGGCAACCGCATTCTTTCTTCGTGGCGCAAACCTGGAACGGTGTCCAACAACACGACTTCTTGCAGGAGCTCATGCCGCCAACCTGCCCTCGTAGTGGTTCGGGTAGGCTTCAGCGGTTGCAAGGTGCAATCGCTCCTGGCCTTCCCGTCTACGCCCTTCGTCCAGCTCTTCCAGGCTCATGCCGGCGAGACGTGCGCCGTCAATCTCTGCCTGGACACGAGCACGCTCCGCATCCTCGCGGATCCCCTTCGCGTCCTTCCGGGATTTAGACACAATCTTGTCCGCCTGTTTACGCGCCCGAAGTTTGAGCCCGGCGCCGTACTTGTTTGCGTCATTCTCCACGCGCTCACGCATGTTTTCGGTGAGCTTGGTCAACTTTGTTCTGCTGCGTGCCAACGACTTACGCAAGCCGGTCCGCTCGGCCTTCAATTCCTTGATGACTTGACTCAGCTCGTCGATGGTGCGTTGCTCCTCAACACCAGCTTCTTGAACCATCCGGTACGCAATCCTGCGAGCATCGGCGATGATCTGGTTTGCTTCGGACTTTGCTCGCTGATTCCGGCCATTCAGGTATGAGGTCAGCCCTTGATCTGTGCTCATTAGGCCGCGTCCTCATCTCGCACTAGGGCGTAATCGGTGATCTTTCCTGGCTGGAATCCGAACCAGTCGGCGATCAATGTGTTGTGAATGTCGTAGACCGTCACGTATGGCATGGTGGCGGGGACTCCCAGTTCGTCTGCCCGGTTCCGGATTCCGTCGGCCAGGTCATGAGCATTCTTGGCGTCTGCTGCGATGGTTTCGTATTCGACCCCGGCCCTGTCTAGGACTCGTTTGGTGCCGCGGCACTGCTGGCAGTTCTCGGTGGTGTATACGGTGACGATGAGCATGTTTTCTCCTTGGTGGGTTGGGTGGCTTGGTCCGATTCCTGGCCAAGCCACCCGGTATTTTTTGTTGCTGGTTATTTTTGTGGAATCTCGTAGGTGAGACTGCACTTTTTGCAGATCAACCAGCCGCACAAACGCTTCTTGCAGTGCGGCACTGAATGGTTGGCTGCAGGGTGTTTACAGCGGGGGCAAATTAGTAGCTTCGCCATGGCTTAGAAGGGTGGGTCCTGTGCTGGTGGATTGCCCCATCCGCCGGATCCTGCTGGGCTGTTCCATCCACTGTTGGTGTTTGCTGGCGCACGTCCTGCAGCGCCTTCCCCGTTGCCTCGTGCTGTGCGGGTGGCCTTGGCGGATGCGTATCGCAGTGACGGGCCGATCTCTTGGACTTCCATCTCCATGACTGTTCGTCGTTCGCCTTCCTTGGTGTCGTACGAGCGGGACTTCAAGAAGCCCTGGGCGATGACGCGCATGCCCTTGGTCAGCGTTTCGGCAGTGTTCTCTGCGGCTTCGCGCCACACCGATGCGCGCAAGAACAGGGCTTCCCCGTCCTTCCACTCATTGGACTGGCGGTCAAAGGTGCGCGGAGTCGATGCGATGGTGAAGTTCGCTACCGGGCTACCGGAAGGCGTGAACCGTAGCTCCGGATCAGCGGTCAGGTTGCCGATGACTGTGATTAGGGTTTCGCCGGCCATGGTTAGGCCACCTCTCCGTCGATGATCGTGTATGCGTCTTCGATGTCGTCTCCGACTACTTCGAGCCAGATCTGGTATCCGTGCTCCTGCGCGGTTTCTTCGATCAGGGCGAGGCTGTCGGTGTCCAGCAAAGATCCGTCTTGGATGCGAATGACCTTTAGCTTTGGGTTCAATGCGATGGCCATTGCCATGGACACCCGGATCTGTTCGGCACTGGATGCTTGCTTGAATGGCACGCCCTGGTAAGTGACGCCGTCTTCGGTGAAGCCGAGCCCTTCGACTGGAAACTGTGCTGATGCCAGGCCGTCGGCTTTGGTCTTGGCGATCTGGTCAAGCTCTGCCGTGAGCTGGTTTGCTTGACCCTTGGCTGCTTCGTACTGGAATGCCAGAGCCCCGCGCTCCTGAGCCTTGCGCACGAGCCGATTCGTCTCCTCCGCACCGTCGATCTTCGATTGGATCTGGGTCAGATCGATTGGTTTACTGTGCAGATCCAGGAGTTCCTGTGCCTCGCGAGCAGTCTTCTCAGCTTTTTCAAGTTCTGCACGAAGCTGAGTGATTCGGTTCCACGCGTTCTCAGCGGCAGTGTGCGCTCGCGAGTAGGACTCGTTGTTGTCCACGCCTGCTCGGTACTCCCCCAGTAGTTCAGAGACAGACACCTCGGTGGTTGGCAGGCCCTCGGGCAGTTCGCCGAACTGGGCCAATGCGGATTCGAATTCCTTGACGCGTCGATTCACTGCAGTACGATCGTCGAACACCTGCTTACGTTCGGCCTCCAACGTGTCGGGATCAAACGGCAGATCGACCAGATCCAACAATTGAGCCAGCTGCTTCTTGTCATCCAGGAAGGTGAATGCCAGCGGATCCATGGACAGGTTGCCCACGAGCTCGTCGAGCTTCGCCTGGGCTTTCGGGTACTTCGCGCCGTCCTTGGACGTGAGGGTGAGACGGGATCCAGAAGGGGTAAATACCCGGGTGACGGTCAGTTCCTCTGTTTCGAGGACGATTTCGGCGCGGTCTTCGCCGTCGCGGATCGGCTTGGGAGTGGTTTTGCTGTTCGCACCACCGAGTGCTGCGGCTATGCTGTCCAAAACACTCGATTTGCCCTGCCCGTTCTTCCCGGCAACGATGACCAGGTTGCCGTCCGGGTCTGGCTTGATTTCGACGTGCTTGGCACGCTTGTAGTTCGTGGTGGTGAGGCTGATGACCTTCATGATTGTTGACTCCTACTTGTTTGGTGGTGGGTGCCCGGCCCCCAAGGCTGGGCACCCACCGGGTTTGGTTAGGTCTTGCGGTTAGGCGAACTTGGATCCGGCATCGACGATGCGGGACACCATTTCCTGTGGCGCGCCTTCGGCCACAGCCCGGTTCCACAACGCGATCAGTGCCTCACGGCTACTGCTGGCCCCGGCAAGTTCGGCTTCCCAGTCGGTCTCCAGAACGGCTGCCGGACCGTCGTCCTGAATCTCGCCAGTGGATTCATCCGCAACTGGTTCTGGTTCAGGTTCTTGGGCGGGGCGCGCCGCGAGCTCCGCGGCCTCTGACTTCTTCTCAGCAGGCTTTCGAGTGAGCTTGCGCGTCTTCACCGGTGCCGGTTCTTCCTCGACGATGGTCGATTCGAAGTCGCCCAACTGGATCTCCTCAACCGAGTTCATGCCAGCAAGTGCGTCCGGGGCTACAAGTTTCGCGGCTTCGGCTTTGCATTTCTCGGTGAGCATCCCGATAGGGTTTTCGGCGTACTTGCTGTTGCTCGTGTACTTGGCCAGGCGGGCGCGTTCGATGGTCCATTCGACCTTTTGCCAGTCCTTGGTGCCCCGCCGGCGGGCACGGAATTCGACGCGCTCATTATCGGCGTAGACACGTTCGATTTCATGCCCGCTTGCCAAGGCGATGGCGTACATCTGTTGGGCGTACAACGCCGGAGTTCCGTGAACGACGTAGATGGTCTTCACTGAAACCATGGGTGACATTCCGAGGGTGTACCCGTAGAGGATGGCTGCAGCGGTTTCTTCTGGCTTGTTGCGGAAATGTTGAGGTACGAACATGGTTCCGCAGATCGTGTTGGCGATGCTGTACGCGTGGTTCAGCTCGCTGGCCCACTGTTCAAGGTCGCGGGTCGTTGCGGTTTCGACGCGTTCCATCTGACCGAATTGTGGTGCGCTCTGGCTGTCGACCTGCTGGCTCCGGCGGATTGGCTGGATACTCATTGCTTGACTCCTTTTGGTGTGGTTAGGCTGCTCGGGCTTGGCGTGCCCGGATTTCGGTGATCATGTCCTGCAAGACAGTGACCAGGGTTTCGGCGTTCTCGACAGGGATGATGACTTCGAAGCTGGGGCGTTCCAGCTTCGGGATCTTCCCCCACACCCGGTGTTCATCGGTCGGGCCCATGTCAACTGCGATAGCTTCGTCCTCGTAGTAGAGTTCGAGCTCGCTTTTCTGGATCTCGCACTGGAACTTGTAGGCGCTCATGCTGCTACCTGCATTTCGGTTGGTGGGTGGATTGGTTCGAGCTTCTTCTTGCCGCGGGCTTTCGCGTCCTCGTGGACAGCCTTGGCATGGAGGAACATTTGGAAGTGTTCGTCGATCTCCGAGGTGGACGTGGCCAGCGGGTAGAGGCTGGTGCCGAGCGGCGAACCCTCATAGCGGGCATTGATACCCTCGCGGTCCAACGGAGTTACGTGGGCGACGAACGTCTTCACCACCTCAGGCATGGGGACTTCCTTGCCCCCGTCCATGTAGAACTCGGCGCGAGCGTAGGCTGCCGTTTGCAAGGCAGTTTCGAAGTACACGCCCTTGGAAGTTTTCAGGTCGATCTGGATGACCTTGCCAGCGTCGATGTCCGCCTGGGACATGAGCAGCGGTGAGGTGGCGAGCAAGTCGACCTTGCCGGAGTACCAGTGCTCACGATTCGCCAGCACCACTTCGACCAGCACTGGAGTGATCTGCCATCGGTCAAGGAAGTCCAGATACCCCTCGATAAAGCCGACGAGTTCTTCAGGTGCGTCCACTTCACCAGTGGTTGCGAGCTTCTCCGCCAGGTCGTGCACCTCGGTGCCACGCTCGGCCGCACTGTCGCGCTCTTGGTTCGGGAGGAGCTGCAGGAACTTGACCGCGGAATCCTGGTCACCGGCAAGCAGTTCGGCAACCGTGCCTGCGTTCTCCGGATCTACGACGAACTTCGCGACGACCCCACCGGCCCACCAGACCAACGCTGGCTTCGGGATACCGCCGTTGAGGATGGTGGTAACACCCGTGACTGGTTTCCCATCGAGCTTGTAACGGTGGTTGCTCTCGGTAAATACGAGCGACATGACTTATGCCCCGATCTGAGTGTTGATGAATGCTTCAAACAGGAATCCAGCACCGCACAAGGTGAGGATTCCCAAACCGGCCAAGCTGACCAGGACTCGCTCGCCAAGACTGGTGAGCTTCAAACCTTTGCGTTCCATCCACCGGCTCATGCGGCGTGCTCGTGGCGGCTCAGGAACAGCTCGATGCTGGATTCGCGGATCTTCCACGTGCCTCCTCGGTTCGCCGACGAAAACTTCATTCCGGCTAGGTCACCGCGGCGGAGCATTTTGCGCACCGTTTCCGGGTGAGCCCTCAACCTTTCAGCCGCTTCTGGGACAGTGAGAAGTTCATCTTTTTGCTTAGCCACGGTTTTCCCTCCATGCCTTTCCGATCCATTCGTATTGGTGTCCGCCGTTTCGGGATTTGATCCGGCTTGTCGCGTTGGCGACCTTGATGATCAAGCCCCGTCGCTGTGCGGCGGTGAAGATTGGGCCGACCATGTTTTGATGTGGTGCTGGGCGAAGTTCCTTGCGGAGGTCGTCCGCGGTGAACCGCCGGCCCTGCTTGGCCAAGCGTTCAACTACGTCCATTGCGTCTTCGCGCCAAGTGGTGTCTTCGAAAACCATTGGTTGTGCAGTCACCGGCGTGTCCTTTCGTTATTTATTGAATGCAACCAGCAGGGTTATGCTGCGCAATCAGTAATTGCATTTTCGGGGTCAAAAAGAACAGTTACATCCACTCCAATAACCTCCGCAATACGTTCAGCGGTTTCTGGCTTGCAGCTGGTCTTTTTCCCGGAGGCGAGCTGGCTAATGAACGCCTGGCTCACCTCGGCCCTTCGCGCCAGTGACCTTTGGGTTATTTTTCGAGAATCGATGGGTGTGCCGTTTCGGTAGGCATCCATGTCGTCTTTTGTGTAGATGAATGTTCGAAGTCGCTGGGTTGACGACAAGCGCATATACATTCCCTCCTGCCATCTGCGTTTTGCTCTAAACAGGGACATATGCAAACCTTTCTGGTTATCACTTCTTGCAACTGCTGATAGCAATAGTATGCACTACTGGTTATCACTAATGCAAGCGCTAGTTGCTAAAAATCCGGCCATATTACAAGGATCCCCAAGATTTCAGGCTTTATTTGGTTATCACCACAGGTCAACTACGGCAGAATTAGGGGTTATCAGGTAGAACAAGCGTGCGATGGCGCGCAACGCAAACCCGGCAGAGGATTCAAACCATGAACACGAACCCAAATCAAGGCATTCGCGATCTAATCCTCAACAAGCGCGGAGACCGCAGCCTAGAGTCCCTATCCAAGGCCTGCGGCGGAGTCCCTACTCGTGCCAACCTTGATCGCCTGATAAACCGGCCAGTTCTAAGCTGGCCGAAAGAAAACGCTGTCATACTCGGTCTCGCACGAGGACTTGGCGTCAGGGTGATTGACGTAGTGTCCGCCTACGCCGCGTCACTCGGACTACCGGTTGAAACTGACACCTCGAACCTGACCTTACAAGGCGCCGGCAATCTTCCCGAATCATCGCAACGGATCATCCGAGAGACAGCAGAGAACATGCTCTGGTGGCAAGAGCAGGCCAGCATTACTGGCAACCAAGATGGCAGTTCATCGGCCGATGTCCACGAGCTTTTCCCTATTCGACGCGCCGCCGCTGATAAAGGCGAACCGGGCATCGATCCGGAACAACTTCCAGAGGACTAAGCGAAATGGGATTCTTCGCACGGCTATTCGGCAAAACAGTTGAAGCCAACAGCGTGGCGCCAGAAAACATCACCCTGTCGACTTCAGAGGAGCGTCGGGAGCAGCGCGTAGCGGCGCATCATGCGACAGTCGAAGATTTCTCGGCGAGAAATGCGCGTGAGAATCCTTCCCGGGCCAAGCGTGCACTGGTACGGGGGAAGAACTACATTTATTGGGTACCCGAGATAGAGCAGTTGAAGCGCGACGGACGTCTTGAGGAGGCTCTCGATTTGGCTCTTGAATGTTGCCGTGCAGCCGAGCGCGACCGGCAGGGGCGTGAGCCTGCGCCAGCATACACGCGCCATGCGGCGATTATTTGCCGAAAGCTTGGATACCTGGTTAATGAACGACGTGCGCTTGAACGATGGATGTCGTTTGGCTTCGAATCCAAAGGCAGATCACTTGAGGATCGCCTCGATAAAGTGAACTCATTGATCGAGTCTAAGCTGGACAAGGGAATCTCCCCGGACGAACTTACGCGCCCAACGACAACGATTCAGGGGAACCTGTACTAGTCGCAACAACTAGTTCGTCGAAACCCAAAGTGTCCTAGGCTACGTATATCTTCGAATCTATGTTCGAAGAAATACTTTCGCGGATCCGCCCACGAATTATAGAAACACCCCTCCCAGACAACCTCTGGGGAGCCTACGATCTAACCACACACACCATTTTGATGCGGCCCAGAATGGCGCCCATCCAAAAGCGATCCACACTCTCACACGAGACGGCGCATGCCGTTCTTGAGCATGTGGGGTTCTCGCCCCGCCAAGAACGCGAAGCAGAGGAACTATCAGCCTCCTGGCTGATTAACCACTCCCAGTTCACCGCGGCATCCCGAATTTACGGGACAGCCACCGCTCTAGCCCACGAGCTAGATGTGCTTCCAAGAGACATCCACGCATACATGCGCCTACTAAAGCGCACCCGAAAACAGGAGACACCATGGCAACCGGAAGGATAAACGACCTCTGGCACCGAAAAGACCGCACGCGCACCGCACGTTACGGCACAGGAAAACGCTGGCAAGCTGTCTGGACTGACCGTGCCGGAAAAGAAACAAAGCGATCATTCGAATACAAAGACGCGGCCCAGGCATGGCTGGATAAGCAGACCGTAGATCATTCCATCAGACCGGGTGGGTTCAAATCGCCGATTCTATTCGAGGAGTACTTCAAGCTGTGGTGGGCAAAGCAAGCGCATCAACGCCCCAATTCCCTGAGAACCATGGGCTCTCATTGCAAGAATTGGATTGAACCAACGTTCAAGGGAAAGTATCTGGACCAGATCGAGCAGTCCCAAATTCAGCAGGCAGTCTACAGTTGGCAGGAGAACAATGCCTTGTCCACGACAAGGCTCATGTACCGGTACACGACACAGATATTTAGCGAAGCAGTGCACGACAAGTATCTTCGCGAATCACCCTGCAAAAGGGTGAAGTTTCTCCAAGAAGATGCTGAAGAAGAGTTACAGGAATTCACTCTGTCGCCGGAGGTGTTCGCCAAGTTCTGTGAGCAAGTCAAACCATTCTTCAAATCAGCGGCTCTGATTGCTGCAGCTACAGGCATGCGGCCCAGCGAGCTGATAGGACTTGTTGCAAAGGACATTGACTTCCCGCGCTCGATAATCCGAGTGACGATGCAAGACAATTCGCCCAACGTTTCCACCGTCAGGCGTGGCCCATTGAAGACGAAGTACTCGCGCCGCAACATCTCCTTCGGGCCCAGAGTGCGAGACCTGCTCAAGGAGCTATGCGCGCACCCAGGTGAAGGCGGCCGGCTATTCCACATTGACGGTACGCCAGCGCTGTATTGGAGGTTCGAAACCGAATGGTCTCGCGTACGGGCGGAACTGCCTGAGATTGGCTCAGGGTGGCACCAGCTACGCCACTACCATGCCAGCCAACTCATTAGCGGTGGAATGTCTCCTGTAGCAGTGGCGGCCCGTCTAGGGCATAAGGACGCGACGATCACGCTGCAGAAGTACGCGCATCTCTGGCATGAGGACGTGGCCAGCATGGCGAACATAGGTGATTCTGTGGTGTCGTTGGTGAACCAAGTCGCCACGAAAACGCCACAGGTAGCTTAGATCCCTGTGTTTATAAGGGTTGTGATTCTACGCCTGATAGAAATTCTTTGAAACTCCCCCGCGTATAGTTCATCGGCAAAAGTTCGTGACCTTGGTCAACCCCTCAATTCCCATTCCGCGATAGCGAAAATTCCCCAGCTAGAAGAAAATGACCTGTGCACCATCCGCCTCCGAGGCCACGACCAACTGCTCACCTAACAGCGAACACCGTCATCTGATATCAACATTTGGACACCTGAGCCATTCCGTTTTCGGCAATGAATAATTGAAGGCTGAACAATTTTTTCACCGCTGATCTCGAGTCGTAGCGAGATTTCCACCGCAACGCTCACTACCGAATCAACAGCACCTGAATTTGATTTACCGCATCGTTACAAATTTCCAATTTTGTTCAAACCCACAGTGGCGCTCATGTGCCGCCGGTCTCAAGAGGCTTGTGGACAAGGGATGTTGATTCCCAGCCGAGCACCGAACGATGCCCGGCACTGAAGGCGGCAGCCACCGGCTTTCTCTCCGGAACGAATCAACCGTTACACGGCGGAAATAAACTTGCGCGTCATCTTGCTATAACCATCACCTCA